TATAAAGTCATCAGTAGCTGTGAGTGTATCAGCATCAAGGGTCATCTCATCTACGACTACACCAGCGTTAGCTGTAATTACACCTGTCTGCGTAGTAGTGCCACTAATTTCTACGTTACCATTAATATCAATTAATGTTGAAGTTAAGTCTATTTCGTCATTAGCGGCAATCATTAAATCGCCATCATTAACAGAACTAATATGAATATCAGAGTCACGGAAGATTAACTTTTTGTTAGTACCCATTGTAGAATCAGCATTAGATGCGAACCCTCCGTTAAATACTGTAGCTGCAGTTGTAGTTAAAACACCTGTAACTAATGCAGTCGTTGCCATGTTTACAGCACCGTCTATGTCTACTACGTCTAGGTTAGTTGTACCATTAACGTCTAGGTCTGTACCAACAAATAACTTCTTAGCTATACCAACACCACCATCAACAATTAAAGCACCTGAAGTTGAGCTAGTTGAGTCGGTAGTAAGGTTTAAGTTAACAACACCACTTGTATTAAGAGATGTTACAGTTGCAGCGGCAGCGGCACCAGACCCAAGAATACCGTCTAGTGTACCAGTAAATCCAGTAGCTGTTATCTGGTCAGTTGCAGTAATACCATCAACAAACAAGTTAGCCCAACGAACACTGGTTGTACCAAGATCGTCAGTGCTGTCTGTATCAGAAACAATATTTGAACCACTTGTAATTCCACCCGTTGCTACCTGTGTAGCTGTAGTAGTTAATACTCCTACCTGTGCCGTAGTGCCACTAATCTCAACATTGCCATTAATGTCTATTAATGTAGAAGTTATATCTATTTCGTCATCTGCAGCAATAGATAAATCACCGTCAGCAGTTGAGCTAATGTGAATTGCAGAGTCACGGAAGATTAACTTTTTATTAGTACCCATTGTAGAATCAGCATTAGAAGCAAACCCACCACTAAATACTGTTGCGGCTGTAGTAGTTAATACTCCTGTGACACCTAGCGTACCTGCCACCGTAGCATTTACATCTACATCAAGCGTATCTATGTGTGCTGTACCGTCTAAGAAAAGATCACGCCACTCCTGAGTTGATGAACCAAGATCAAAGGCAGAATCTGTATTAGGAATAATACTAGAGTTTATATCTGCACCAAACACAACACTGTCACCAGCAGCATCACCAAGAGTAATTGTACCCCCATTAAATGCTGTAGTACCAGCTACAGTTAAATTACCACCAACAATTAAGTTGCCATCTATGTTTGCATTCTCATCTACGTCTAGTGTATCAATATGTGCTGTACCATCTAGGTACAAGTCTTTAAACTCTAGGGTAGACGTACCAATGTCTAGGGTATTGTCTGTCTTAGGAGACACAATAGATGCACTAACAACTACGTCCTGTGCAGGACCAACGACAGTAACAGGACCGCCTTCAGCAGCTGTGCCGTCATGTGTGTGACCGCCTGTACCTAGTGCTGTTACAATTGCGTCAAACTCACCATCAAGGTCTGCAGCATTAATAACATTACCATCAGCAATGTTGTTTGTGGTATCGTTTCTTGTGTAACCAGTGCCCATAATATTACCTTCTTGATTTTGTAGAGTATTCTAACATAACAGTATCCAAAGAGAAAGGAGGATCTTGGCTCGTGCTCTTAAAAGATATTGCTGTTGTAAAACCCGTACCTACGGTTTGAGTGCTAAATATATTCTGTACTTTACCGCCAAATACAGACCCACTTGAAGTAACTCTTACGTTACTAATAGTAGATGTTAGAGCAGCACTTATTGTAATAGTCGTTCCACTTATACCTGTGACAGTTGTACCAGCAGGTATACCTGTACCAACTATTCCGTTACCTATAACTATGTTTGTATTAGCTGCTACTGTTACTGAGGTTGCCCCACTGGAGCCTGAAGCTGTAGTAGCATAAGTTGCAAAGTTGTTGTCACCATAAAAAGAAATAGCAGCAGTAGCATTAGTAAAAGATATTGCTTCTGGTTGAACAGAGTTTATTTCGTCGTAGTCAAACTTTAAACTAAAGTCAAAATTAACTGATCCCACTGGGTCTGTGTAAAGATAAACTTTGTATATTGCTTTTCTAGTTCTAGGATCATTTAAAGGTAAGAAGGGAGAAAGGTATTCAGCTGCAATGTTAGACCCATCAAAACTATTTCCGTCCTCCATCTTAAACAAGAAACCAGTATCAGAAGAAAATACAATTACTTCAGCTGAGTCTACAACTTTACTAGAAGCAGCAAAGACTTCCATACCTCTTATTTCAGACCAAGCCATCTCTTCACCACCTTGAGGTGAAAACTGTGTACCAATAATACCTTTAGATGCAGCACCAATGACGTTAGGATTAAAAGCAAACACCCTGTACTGAGATTTAGATCTTACAACTACACTAGAAAAAAGACTAGCAGAGGCAATAAACTTGGTCATAACATCCTGAATAGTCTTAGATACTACGCCTAGTCCAAAGTCCCCTATTCGATCAGTAGCAGAAAGAAGTCTTAATCCATCCTCAGTCAAGAACATGATGTCCCCACCAATCTCTTGGATAGTGTCACCATCAATACAACCAATGTCTAGGGTAATAGATGTTAGTTTAAAGGCGTCTGATCCAGTAGAAGCACTACCTGTTAGCTTAAAGATAGATTTTTCTGTAAAGATTATAAGTTGTTCTCTGAAGACCGACAGTCCAGTAATACTGTCACCAATACGAATACTACCAGCACCATCACCAGCATCAAAGTTTGTATCTAAAGAAGGTGAAGTAAATGTTAATAGATCTAAGTTTGCAAAGAACAAATGTTTTTTAAAAGCAATTACATTAGTTGCACTGATAACATCAGTAGGTGCATCAACTAGTGCTGTAAAAGTACCACCATCAAAAAGGGCTGGTGCATTTACTCCATCAACAATAGCAACCTTTTCAGTGCCTGTAAAGTTATACTCAACAAATCGTGTTCTTAAAGCACCTTCTCTGCTCAAGCTAATAAAAGTAACCACTGCATTGTCTGCAGGGCTTGAAGCTAGGTTAGGGCTAATTGCTATGGTAGAACCACCAGAAGATACTGTGGCTGTCGTAGTAACAGTGTATACTTTATCAATACCTGCTACAGTAAATAGATCTCCTACACGAGGTACTGCAGTCAAGGCATCAACTGCTAGTGTTGCTCCTGTTTGACTTGCACCATTTACAAGTACAGTGCCGTAGGAAGGTACATTTATTTTAGTATAACCTGCACCTGTTGTTTTAAATATATCACTGTTTAAAGCTACTAGTACACTATCATTAAAGACCTCTACTCCTAAAGTCCTAAAGGTAGAACTGACAGTAACAAACGTAACTGCAGCACCATTAGCAGGGCTTGAGTCTAATGCAGTGGTTAGTGTTAGTGTTGTTCTGTTAGCAGTTGCATCAAAGGCTACACTACCTACTGTATAAGTTCCTGCAATACCCGCAACAGTAAGTGTGTCTCCTGCAGCAGGGGTAGTGTGAGTTGCTGCTATAATAAAAGTTGTACCTGTCTGACTTGCACCGAAGACAACAGGTGCGCCATAAGGAGGTATAATAAAGGGATCAAACTTAGAGAACCCTAGTATACGCTTATAGCCACCTGTAATAGATGGCTCAAAGTTCTTTAAGGTTGCAGCAGATCCAGGCATGTTAATACCTTGCTGAAGAGGACTTAAGTTTGTAACTAAGCCACCCTTAAACTCTACAGGAAATGATTCTCTGTTAGTAGGCATATATTAAATTACTCTGCTTTGTGAAGCGAATGCGCCAGTAGTACTACCCGAAGTAACAGTAGAACGTATGTATTCATATTTATTAATATAGAGACTCCGCATTTGTTTAATACCTGCTTCAAAATTATTTTTCATGAGGTTAGCTTCTTGTGTCTCTCCTCTAAACATATATGCAGTAGACATTGCACCTTCTACTATGAGGTATCTAAACTGAACAGGTAAACTAGGTACGTCTGTAGCAGCAGCTAAATCAGTAGGTAATGTAAAATAATCAAAAGCTAATTCATATTGTTTGTCTGGAAAAGGGTACAATAAATAATTGTTATCTAATGTACGAACAATAAATCTAGGAGATCCAACTCCTGTAAATTGTGTTACAACAACATCGTCTGCAATAATTGCAGCTGTTGTACTATTTGCACCTCTTGTACATCCTGTAAAAGTATTAGCTGATATACCAGTATACGTTATCTGTTCTCCACCTATAAACAAAGTTCCTGTTGAAGAAAAACCTGTTGAGGATGTGACTGGTATTATTGTTACTGATGCTGATAATCCACTAGATGCGTCAATGGTTGTAGACTCTACATCATCTTCTTGATTTATATGTTGGTTATCTATGTATTCGTTATAAGGAAGAGTATTTAAACTAAATCCATTAAAATTAATCGTACTATCTTTTTTTAATCTGGCTGTATTATAGTCAACGTATTTAGCATCGGTAGGTATTGAATAACGTGTCACTCCAGGTACAAGTGTAGTAGTGCTTGTAGAGTGATTGAAAGGGTAGGCAAACTCGTGTTGATTGATGTAACGTATAGCTACATTAATAGAGTCCCTAACCATAGCATACTCACCAACTGCAGAGGTAAAATTAGTAGCAGTAAGTTCAACCTCGTTAAGCCGTCTATTTACGTCATTAACTAAGCCTAGATAATCATATGCCATTATATATCCTTAAGGTAATCTAAAGGGGCCAGTTTCCCAGCCCCTAAAGTTTAGTCTTTATGCAAGTAGGTCACGATCTACTTCTTGAGCAGTCATGTCCCCAACTTCGCTTACGTCCATCAACATAGCAAATACACGTATTTTACCAGCAGTAAAGGTTGCCCCTGAACCTGCAATAGTAAGATCTAGTGTTTCATCTGCAGGATTAACAAGAACGCCAGCAGGTGCTACGGATGGTGCATAGACAAGATCTGCTGCTCCATCAATATCAAATGCTGCAACATACTCGTTGTTATCTGCAGCGTTA